TAATTGTGATTGTAATGATAAACCCGTAATAGTTGATGATGAATTTTGATTAATCATTACTTGAATATTTCTAATTCCTTTTACACCTGGATTATTATAAACACTATTTGAAACAATAGTTACAATATTATTAGATTGTGTAGTTGTATATCCAACATTATTTACTTCAAATGTTATAAAACCATTTGGTAAACAAGCACCCGTCATTTGTAAAGGACTTGTTGATAATGTAGAATTGACAACCGATACAGCGGCTAAAGTTCCACTTGTCATATCATACCCATACATATCGCCTACTATTGGAACATTTAAACCGGAAAAACCATTTAATGAAATAGATGGATACATTGCTGCCGTATTTGTAATACCAAATGAAAATATAATTTTATAATTTTTATAAGTAGTGTTAAATATTGATGGAAAAGTGAAAGTAGTTGGGGTTCCATTACCGTTAATAGTTCCAGTTATATTTTGTAAATAAACAAGTCCATCACTTGATAATAACCCATTGAAGTTTGTCGCTGTTAGAGTTGATGTTGAAGGATTATAGGTTAAAGGTGTTGTAGTGTCATCAATGTATAATGGTTTAGTTGTTCCTGCTGCTGTTTTAGAAAATGGTATATAATAAGCACCTGATGTATTATCAGTTGTTAAAGTAATAGCGCTAGCATTTGTAGCACTTCCGGAAAACACTGTTGCTGTTAATGTTGAAGTTGAAGGATTATATGACAAAGGACCAGTTACACTATCAATGTATAATGGTTTAGATGTTCCAGCTGCTGTTTTAGAAAAAGGTATATAATAAGTCCCTGAAGTGTTATCAGCTGTTAAAGTTACAGCTGACGAAGTTGCTGCCAATCCTGTAAAATCAGTTCCATTAAAAGTAGTAGCATTCAATGTATTTAATATTGGATTGTAAGTAACGTTATTAACATATAATGGTCTAGCTGTTCCAGCGCTTAATTTAGAAAATACCATTGGATAACTTCCCGATGTAGCATCCAATGATAAATCAATTGTAGAAGCATTACTTGACGAACCATTGGCCATATTTATAATATCTTCAGTAGAAGCGAATATTGATGATACTCCATTATTATATAATAAAGAACCATTTGAAAGAGTTGTATAATCTCCTCCAATTGTTGACAATGTTATAGACTTGGGTTCTAACGTACTTTGATTTATACTATTATTTATTGTTAATAAATCACTATCTAAGGATGATAAATGACCCGTTGAACCATCTACGATTGATAAGCCACTACTTCTTAAATGTGTGTCTGTACCTGTTGTTAGATCATATATTTCTATTCCAGGTTCTCCACTTATATAAGTTTTTTGTCCTAAACTAACAATAGTCGTTGAATTTTGAAAGTCAAGCATGTTTGGAACTACTTCAAATTGCTCTCCTGTTGTTGGTTGAACTAAAATCAAAGAATTATGATCTATGAACATTTCATCATTAGTTGTATTATCAAAAATATGTAATTCTGTATTTGTTAAATGTGATTCATGGACATCTCCGGTATTGGTTAATAATACTTTATTTTCAATCGCTAATGTTGTAGCATCTGGTGGTAATTCAACTGATGCAAACGCTTCTTGTATTGCTGCTAATCTACTCAAAGCAGTAGTAAAATTATTAGTCCCATCGTTAAAATTAATACCATCTTTTGTTATTTTAAATTGTTTAGCAGCTGTTAATAAATCAAATTCAAGTTGTAAACCCTGTATACTAGGAGCCATAGAAAAGGCTAATGACTGGTCTGTATCAGTTGTATATATATTTAATCCGGTATAATCAATTGTATTAGGTTTGCGTTCTATATTTGGTGTAGACATTATTTATATATATAGATAGATATATTTAGATATCTATCTATATATATATTATTTTTTTATGTATCTGAAATATATACACCAATTCCTGCAGAAGTTGCTGCAGTCGCATCTAATATTTCAACAGTATATGAATACTTGTAAGCATTTTGAATATTATTAGTATAAGGATAAGGCCAAATTTCAAGTGCTACTTTCGTATGTCCTCCTCCTTGATAAGAACCATATAAACTACCAACATAAGGATATGTACTAGAAGTATAGGTAAGTTGTAACATATCACCCCATACTTGTCTACCATAAGGTGCATAAACACTGGTAACTTGAAAATCTTGTGTATAACCACTTCCAGTATATATTTTATTATCTGGTGAATAATGAGGAGCCCCTGTTGTTGGATTGGACCAATCACCTGCTAAAGCACCATATTGAATATAATAATTTCCAAGTAAATGAGCAACATTACCATAACTATAAAATAAACAAGTTACTCTTATTACAGTATTATCTAATATTATTGGTCTTGTACTTTGGTCCTGACCTTGAAAATTTATATAAATCGGACCTATTATAGGCCAATATTGGACCACACCTCCACCTAAATCAAATTGATGATAAGCTGTTGTTACCGATGTTTTCGAAAAAATAGCACCTGTATTAAAAATATTATTTATTCCAGATGTTTGAGGAAATCCTATAGCATTTGACGTTGTTAAACTATTTACAGTTGGATTATCACCTAATGATACTTGAGAAATAGCACCTTGAACCCATTGTGTATTAGGAACTATATTAGTACTATCAGTAAATGATAAACCAGATGTAGTTACCCAACTATTTTGCCATTTTATTGTAGGCATATATGAAGTCCACCAATTAGTATAAATCCAAGCAGTTGTTGGTATTATAGTTGAATTATCTGAACCAGATGGTTGTGTAGTATTTGATACTATTGGAGTATTGAATTGTAAAGTATATATTCCAAGTAATTTGCCAAAAAATAATATATTATTTCCTGCTCCAGATACATAATAAGTCCATGACCAATTACCAGCAGATGGTGTCATACCCATTGTAATATAATCTGTTAATACAGTTCCTAAACTATAAAAATTTATTGAAGCATATAAAGGTATTTGTAATGATGTATTTGCACTTATTATAGTATTCATTAAAGTATTTACAATAGAAGTTGAACCAGATTGTGTAATTCCAGCATTAGTCATTTGAAGAGCATTATTTGATTGATATCCAGTATCGTAAGTTAAACTAAGTATAGTTGATGATAAATTATTCTTAATTAATGTTGGTATATTCCAAACCAAAGAATTTGTTAATGCTGATAAATTCATAATTACTGTAGGTAATCCTCCGATATAATAGTCAAAAAACGACCATGTGAATGAATTACTTGATACAGATTGTTGTAGATAACTACTTGAATTGTCATCAAATCCTCTATAATACAATGAAGATGGAGCTGTTAATGTCAATCCTCCTCCTGTAATCGTTGATTGATTGAATGTATTACCATTACCAGCATCACCAGTTTGGTAAATTCCTCCATTATTTATTGTCAACATTACATTATTGCCAGTATCACTGCTAACATTGTCTATTAATAATCCTACTCCTCCAACTTGAGTTACATTTATAGTTGATGATCCTGTAATATTTGTTGATAATAATTCATTGGGATAAGTATCAAATCCTGATTGTGTAATTGAAGCATTAGTAATACTAACACCTGATTCTTGTTGTCCAGTTGTTCCATTATTTATAATTAATGCTTGTTCGCCTAATGGTGTTGTAATTGTCTCAACTCCCATAACGGTAATACTTTTTAAGTTTTCAGTTCCTTGAGCATCTGGGTATTTTAAATAAGATCCTGATGCTGTTCCATTTGTTAATGTATCAGATGCTCTGTCAAAAACACCTGAATCGAATATTGCTAAATTTTCTGTTGGTGGGAGATATTCTGCCATTTATAATAATGTATATTTTTCTGTTTTTAAATCTTTGAATAATATACTATTATATAATTAATGAAAAAAATAAATAATAAAGTTAATAAGAATACCAGTAATGAAATTATAAATTTTTATGATGTTATTCCAACTAAGTATAAAGTTGATGTAGATAATCCTAACTATGATTTACACAATATTAAATTACCATTTAGAATGTGTATAGTCGCTCCAAGTGGAAGTGGTAAAACAAATTTTCTATTAAACTTGTTAAAAGTATTCTCAAAAGGTAAAGGGACGTTTGTTGATGTTCATATTATAACTGCTAATAAAGACGAACCATTGTATAATTATTTAGAAGGTGAATTTGATGGTTTTACTATTAAAGAAGGATTGTCTTCGTCTCCTAAATTAGATTCATTTGACAAAAAATACAATCATTTAATTATATGGGATGATTTAGTATTGTCAAAAGACATTGAGAAATTAGGAGATTATTTCATAAGAGCAAGAAAGTTAAACTGTTCTTTAATATTCTTATCTCAGAAATATACTAAAATACCAACAACAATAAGAACGAATAGTAATTATCTGGTATTATTTGACTTAGGAGGATCTAAACGTGAAACAAATTACATTTTAAACGAGTGGGCTGGTGATTTAGACAAAGACGAACTTAGAGCAATTTATAATGATGCTGTAAGTAAAGAATTACAACCATTAATAATAACTGGTGGTAAAATAGATAAAAATAAGAAGTATAGAAAAGGATGGTTAGATTATTATAATTTAGATAATTTCTTAAGAAATATTCCAAGAACATTACCAAGTAAAATTAAGAAACATATTAAAGTTGATGAAGCAAGTGATAGTGACGATTAATCTTTTTTAACATAATTAACAAATTGACTTGAAGATGATCCCATTGATTTAAAGTCTTGATTCATCTCTGAATTGGTATCTATTAAATGTTTATACTTATTACTAAGATATGTATGTCTAAGTTGATTAACGCCAACTTTCTTATCTCCAAAGATCTTATTAATACGTTGGTTCAATTTGACATTGGTTAACTTATTATTCTTAACATCGAATAACAACCATTCTCCTTTATTAACACTAATCCATTTCTTCAATATATTGGCCAATTTAGGAGGAATAATAACTTCTTGTCTACCATAAAACTTAGCAGTCTTGTAAGAATTGAATATCAATTTATTTCCTGATAAATAATTACATTCGTCTTTATTATCAATGTTTCTAATCTTAAAATTAGTATAATCCATACTACGACGAGGTGGAATATATAATCCTCCTAATAAAGCTAATATGATAAATGATTGTAATGATTGTAAATCATTCATATCAATATTCTTTTTACTATAAATATGTTTTGCTTCTTTTTCAAGATCAATAAACTTATCTAAAATGTCTTTATTAGTTATCCAAGATTCAGATTGTTTTTCATTCTTGACTTGTTTCTCTTCTTCTTTATTATATGTATCAATATCCTTATACATTTGGTCTTTGTATTTATCTTCATTGGTAACAATGAGTAAAGCACTGAGATAAGTCTTTCTAGTTCTAGGATTTACATTTTTAAGATATTTTAGAATTTCATAAGTATTATCAAAATTTGCTTTGTCAAAATCATCTCCAAAAACACTTGTATAAACTGTTCTAAGAAGAGATAAGTAAGTTTTAACAGATGATTCGCTCAAGTTTGGTCTATTTTGTAATATAAGTTTTGTAATTTTAATATCCATTATTTGATAATTAATATTAATTATCATTTTCTATTTATATAATTTTGAATTATTTACCACAATATTAATTTGGCATATAATCCTTGTAACTTATTATCATTAGCATGTCTAGCGTAATACAAACGTCTTCTATGATTAGCAAAGTATTCACCGTGTGTTTCTAAGTAAGTTGGATAATCTGAATAATTTATATCTCCGATTTCTGCTATTTTACCAGTCTTGTTGTAAACATCAATCTTCTTATTCTTATTTGAAGATGGTTCTATTGTAACATTTAATTCTTTAGCTCTGTTAAAAGAGTATTCTTTTATTTTATAATCTGACATATAATTATTAATATAATTCATTCTTAAAATTTAATCAGTATAAAATAATATAATGATATTTAAGACACTTAATGATATCCAACGACATTTCAATATTAACACACCTAGGATTAGTCATTTAAGTTTGGCTAATTATCCTGGTAATGGATTAGGCTATAAACCAGATTATATTCATTATGGTGGAATGATTGGTAAAGGTGGTGGAGCTTCTTCACTCAAATATGATATTAATAAAGTTAAAGAAGAAGTTGATGAAGAAAACGAAGCAGAAGAAAGATTATTAGCTGAACAAAATAGGCAAAGAAAGATAAAAAATGAAATAGAAAGAAATCATCAGTTAGAAGAAAAAAGAAGAAAAGATGAAGAAATTGATAAGAGAATACAAGACTTAAAGAACATTACTTATGAAGAATTTGAAAATAAAGTAAAAGAAGAAGATAAAAGAATAGAGGAAGAAGAGGAAAAAAGAATAGAAGAAAGAAATAGAGAAGCAAATGATGAAAGAGAAAGACTAAAAGAAGAGGAAAGAAGACACAATATTAATCGATCAATAGAGTATGATTTAATAAGATCAATTAATAAAGAAAATAATAGTAAAAGATATATAATGCCCAAACATAGTCAAACAACTATAAATATTTTAGATAACTTACAAAAAAGCCGTGAAGGTAAGCTTTTAAAGAAGATGCCAAAATATATTGAAAAGCTACCAATACTTGAAGAAGAAATGACAGGAAAAGGCTTTGACAGAGATTTGGTTAAATACACTCCTTTAAATGAAATACTTAAAACTGGAATAACTGGTTTAAATGAAATTAAAAAGAGAGATCAGGATTATTTAATTCAAAATTATCATACGACTGATTTCAATGAATGGTTTGGTGAAAATAAAGATGATATGACAGATGATGATTATAATGATTTTACTAAAGTAAGTCAAGAAATAGATATAATTGATGATGAAATCAAAAGGATTGAAAAGAAGAAAGCCAATGTTTATATTAGAGAAGATATAAAAGAGAAAGAGGCTAAAGAAAAAGAAGAAACAAAATTAGTTAAAAAAGAGACCGAATATATTTCAAAAGTAGAAAAGATAAGCACAATAAATGCCAAACTTGAAATTGAGAAATATTGGAAAGAAACAGATGAAGTAATTCTTAAAGAAAAAGATGATGTGTTTATTAAACGTATTTATAAAGAGATAAATGATATTGTGATTTTAGACGAACCAATTGAAGAAGAATATAAATATAAAACATTGCAAAAACATTGTGTAGATCACGAATATGGTGATAAATATCTCGAAACATTGGGAATAAATGTAAATAATCTTACAAAAGAAGAAAGAAGGAAATTATATTCTTCGGGTAAAGCATTGGAATTTTCAATATGTTGTTTGCCAGATGATAATGGTAAAAAAAAATTTAATAGTAATGCTGTAAAACTATTTGGTATTAAAAGACCAGAATTTGAAGTAACTGATTTTTTAGTTGAAAAAATATTTACAAAAGTATTACAAGAATTAAAAAAGATTAATATCTCCAAATTACCATCTGGTAGCTTGGCCGCACAATTTTGTCATGATAATATTGATATTAAGAATAGGATTATAAATGAGATGAAGGATTACCATGCTAACGTAAATTATGAAAATGAATATAATATGAACATTAAACTTAAAAAGAAATATATAAATAGTTTAAAAATAAAATTACAAGAAGAGGTTAAATTATACAAATATTATAATAATGAAGATATGAAAAAGAAGACGAAAGAACAATTAATTATAATAAAAGGATATAGAGATCTTTTAACAAATAAAGACGAATTCGATAAAGAATTTTACAGAGATAATGACTATTTTGGTATACCAATTACTATGAATAAATTCCAACCAATAATCATACCGTCTGAAGAAGATTATGATGGTGTAACTTCTTTAGAAATTTTAAAGATTATGAAAGACAATCAAGGACAAAAATTTATACCAGAAATGAAAAATAAGAAAATAGTATCAATTACACAAGTTGGTGGATTGGGAGACGATTATAATAAATTGATGACAAAATCCATTAATGAAGATATGATTAAAAATCAACATTTTGAATTTACAATAACTGTTAGATCAAAGAACAGTATATGTGTTTATAACTATTCCAAAGATAAATTAGCTGATACAAACTGTATATTAGAAACATATAAACCAGCTTATAACGTTCAAAAGATCAAATCTGATAAGACTTTAAACGCTGTTCTTATTCCTATTGAAAAATTTGTAAGAAAATTTTAATATTTAAATATTCATGACTTATATAAATATATAATGTCGTCATTACGAAAGTTAATTAATGCTAGATACAAAGAAGGTATTAAAGAAGCTAAAGAAATTGAAAAAATGCCAAGTTATATAGCAAGACAATCTCAGGATATAATTGCTGGTATAAGACGAAGTATTAAAGAAGATAACGAAGGTCTAAAAAGAATAGAAGAATTAGATAAAAAAATTGCTAAACAAGAGATTAGATTAGCCGAATTTCAAGCAAATGGTATGACATTAGAAGAAGCTAAGAAAAGATTAAGAAAAGAAAATAAGAATGAAAGCAAATCTGATTCAGAAGAAGAAACTCCTAAACCCAAGAAGAGAGGAAGACCATCTAAAATACAACCAGTTGATAATATTGATGAATTAGCAAATCATTCTCATTTAAAACAAAGATTGATGGAATTACGAAGTGAAGGATTGTTAAATTCTAGTCAAGTAAATAAGTTAAGTCAAAAGATATCTGAAGGAAAAATAACAAATGAGTCACAGTTTTTTACTCCTGATATAACACCTGTAAAAACCAAAGTAGTATCAAAAGCTCAAAGTAAACCAAAAAGAATTGAAGAAAGACCAACTAAAGATAAGCATTTGTCGGCTTTGCGTGAAATAATGGAAAAACGTAAAAAATTGAATATATTAAATGCTGCTTCATATGCCGTTAAAGCTGATAATACAATATCTTTGAAAACTAAAATG